TTAGACCGGCTTTCCGCCAGCCCAACGCATCAACCTCGAAATAACGAGATCCGAAATCCACATTGCGCTCGCGCCCGTCAGGAATGCGGCCGCGTTCATCGTCGCAATTGGATCATCCGGCAAAGGCCAGTTGATGCTGTAGAGGTAATGCAATAACGGGGTCGTGAGATACGCGGCCGCTAGTCCGCCACAGACCGGCGACACGACGATCTCCTTCCAGGTGACATTCGGACGTGAAAGCGCCCGCAGGACGCCGCCGAAAAGGCCAGCAAGCAGCACGCCCAGCTTAATACCAATTGCGTCGAGAAATTCGGTTACGGTCATCGTGCCAGCGCTTTCGCATCACAGTTTCTATAAGCATTTTGGCATTATGCCGGTTCCGTCAAATGGGCATTAGCTCCAGCAACCCTGCCGCTGCCCATTGCGGTCATTACCAATCACCCTCTCAGCACCTGGCCGATCGGCAGCGATCAACGCTACCAAGCCGGAAGGCGAAAGATTATTTTTCGCCCAACCCGCGCAGCTGGTCGCAGGCATCGACTGGCAGGCCGTTGCTGCGAAGGCCAAGAACGCAAAGCTGAAAATCTGTTTTGGTCTGCAGGCTCGCATCATCACCCTTTCTCTGCATCTCGACCTTGGCGGCCGCCACGGCCATTTCTGCGATCGCAGCGGATTTGCCTTCCCGCTTCGCTGCCGGCACCATCACAAGCGAGGCAACGGTATAAGTAGCGGCGACGCCGGCTATGGCCCCGCCGATCGCCATCAGCGCGGTCTTGAGACGGTCAAGCATCATCAATACCCAGCGCTCGACGAACCGCCGGCATAGCGGCGATCGCGTAGACGGCGAAACCTACGACAACCGTCAGCAATGCGATCTGCACACGCCAGTCGAGCTGAAACGCCCCTAGCTTCTCAGTTATGGTTGCGCTCGAAATGCCGCCCGTAAGCAGCCATGTCCAGAACCGGCCGGATTTTCGGACCGGCTTTGGCTTGACGGCGTCCACGGTCGCTGTCGCAGTGTCGCTCGCGCTCGGCTTCGCCTTGGAAGGCTTCGGCGAAATCGTCGCCGGCGTATCCGCCTCAGTCATGAGCGCCACCAGCTCGCGGACGTGATGCAGGCGTTGTTCGACCTGTTCCGGCTTGATGAGCGATTTATTGAGACCGTCGCCGGCGTAATAGCTTTGACCTCGCGTCACATCCCGATGCTGCCCCTTTGTAGCGGAAAGCACAGGAAAGCTCGCCCATTCCTTAGCAAGGTTCAACCCGAACTGCACCAGGTTGAGCTTGCCGGAGATGAAGTCGGCATACCCGCGCCGCAAAAGAAGGTAGTAGCCCAGCCTGTCCTGCAGGCCGGGTGAGAAGATTGTCCGACCATCGATCGTCCGCACTTCTTTGGCGATGTCCTGCAGGGTCGCGCGCATGAACTGATAGCGACCAGCAGCACTAGATGCAGTTTTATGACCCCAGTTACCTCTGACCCATGTTTTATTTCCCCAATTCGCCTGGGCGTCGATGATGTTGCCATAGGTCATCTGGGTGAGCGGGACGGGCAGATTTCCCTGGCGATTTCCAAATATCGTGTCGTAACCCTGCGGCGCTTCAATATCACCGATGAAATCCAGCAGGTTTTGCGCATGCAACGGCACTGTGTCAGGCAGCTTCACAGACATGAAAATGGCTCCGGTTTTTCAACTGGATCCATGGTAAACGCGAGGCGATACGGTCAAATGCCCATGGCTCAGCCACCGGCTCTTCCGTGCCACGATATCCGCTTTCAGGTCATTCGACGCAAAGCACAGAGGTCAAGCGCTGCTGTACCTCGCGTACAGTCGCCATACTGTTCCCCTGATTGTGATTTCAGATAGGTTGCAACTTATCGTCAGCGACAATAAGAAATGCCGCCGCGCGTCCCCTGAAACAGGCCGCGGCATGAGGCCTCGTCGCCATATTGCGTGCGACGGGCCTCTTTTGTTTTATTAAGCACATAGAAAAGGCCCGCTAAAGCGAGCCTAGATGATGGCGCTTGGTGACGGGGATTATTTCTGGAACTGGTCGTGGGACGGAACAACGGACTTTTGGCCAACGGCAGTTGTTTGCGTTGCGATGATCCTGCTAGTAGTGAGACGGTTAAAATGAAAAATCTAGACTCGTGCCGGAGATACCGATGAAGCAGCAATTGACCAACGAGGAACTTCTGAGTGTGATCACCGGACAAACCGCTATAATATCCACACTCATCAATGCCTTGATTGAAGCGAAAACCCTAGAACGAACGGAAATAGTGAACGCCCTTTATGGGACGCTGGCCGAGGCGCCGTCAATTAACAGTCCTGCCGCTTCACCGATCAAGCATCTGCTCAGCCTATTAGAGAACTGATTCCACCCGACGTGCCGCTATCTGTACGACTCTACAGCGCGCCAGAGTTCCACTCGCCGTTTGCTCAATGGAGAGGCCATATGGCTGTTGTAGATGAAGGCTCCAACAGTACAATAATGGTTGGAGAGGGCATAAAACCCGATGTACATGTCCGCAGGCACAACAATATGATTCCAATCGATGCGAGCCATCACCCTTCCAGTCTCCATGTGACATCAAGCACTGTAATGTTCTGGCCAACGATCGAGTACGCGGTCCCTCATGTACTGCAGGTGGGGGTTGTCCTCCATGAATTGAACAGCCAATTTAATCCGATCAGCACCATGCTTGGCAGCAAAATTCGCCATTCCTGAATTCATATACGCGATGCGTTCTTCATTCGAAGTGTAGCTTTTGGACTTGGCGTGAAATATGAAAGTGTCTATGGCAATCGCCAAAACGAAGCCGGCATCGTCTGCTCTAAAGCAGAAGTCGTTCTCTTCTCCATAACCATTAGGAAATGCGGCTTCGTCAAAGTAACCGATAGTCTCGAATACGCTGCCGCGAATACTCAGGCAAAAGCCGTGGACTAACGGGACATACGGTGAAAGCCGATCCATCCCCGCCACCCTAACGAATTCCGCAAACTCGTCCACACTCACATCAGGCGGTAGCGAATTTACAGCGGTCTGTTGTGCAGAGCTTTTTATGAACGGTAACGACTGTGTGCTTGCAGCATTGGATAAGGTGCCGACGACACCAATGAAGTCGCTGGTCTCAAAAACTCGCCGGATTGAATCAGACCAACCAGCGGTGACGATCGTGTCGCTGTTCAGTAACGTCCGAATCTCCGCGCTGCTTGCCTTCAGTCCTATATTTGCCGACTTGGTATAGAAGTGCTGTTCGTCAAGCGTGATGACTGTCATATTCTCGATTATCTGTTCATGCTCGGCTATTAGGCCCTTCGTCTCGGCATCAGAGCAATCATCGACGACAATCAGCTTGCTTAGATTGGCGCTCCAATGCCGTTTAATGCTACTGAGGCACGCTTGGACATCATTGAACCCGTTGTGCACGCAAATTATTAGATCGTGGGTCACGTTTTATCTCCGTAACATCTCGATAAAATGAGATCTATTTGTAGCCTTGTGATCAAAATGCACAAAGTCTTCGGAATCTCTTGTAGATCGGCCTTCAGGTAGTAGTTTTATCCACTTTATACCCGACTTCTCTATGGCATAATTCACACTCACCTGATCACGGTGTGTGAAACGGTTTATCTCACCCCACCAAACAGACATGAACTCCGCAACTTTAGGAGATTTGGGCCGGCAAATGAAAAAGTTGGTTTCCAGAAGCCTTGAACTTACAACTTTCGCGTCGGCAGCATATCGCTCCGCCTGCCGTTCCATGACCTCGCGATCTTTAGTGATAACCCGTTCCTCTATAAGCTCCTTAGTTTCATCAATGAACGAGTTTCGTGTGGGATGCGCAATAAATCCGCAGTCCGCATCCGCTTCGTCTAACATTTTAATGTACTTAGAAACATTGCCGAAGAAATGCACGTTGGAGTCTATCCAGATTGCATAGTCATAATCAGGAAACCACAGGTGCGGATGAGTCTTCACATACCTTGCTGTGCGGACTGGAATATGGCTGATGTAATTCGATACGCGCCTAGTGTGACCTTGAGGGACAGCGGCGGTTTCGTCGTCTGTGAATATATATCTGTCCGTTTCTGCACTACTCGCGAGGGACGTAACCGCTTCATATCCGCCAGATACGCACGAGTACATCGCCACCTTGCCGGACGGGGCTGGGTGTAAATTTACCTCTGGAACTCTAACCGAACTCGCAATCCTTTTTCTCGCATTATCTACGTAACGCAGCAGATCGAAGGCAACATCAACCGTAACCATATGCAAGCGAGTACCAGTTATTGTTGGGAGGATACCCATAATACGCTCGATCCCATGAGCAATGGTTTCGTCTTTCTGGCCGCCTTCTTCTGCGAAATCCTCCCAACCAAGGTCAATTTTGAAAAGCGGAGCCAGCACTGATGTTCTCGCCCAAAAAAATGACCCAGCCGGATAATCGGGGCAAACATCGGGCACATCTATGCCCAACTTGTCGCAAAGGTGACTTACGACCGGCTTGTTCTTCCCGTAGTTTGGCTGATTGCGTAACGTCCAGAAATAGCATGGCGCTACAACCGAGACATCACTATTGGCTCTGAACACGTTCAGTATGCCGTCGACAACCCCTATCGAGCCTAATGTTGTGTGCGAAAGAAATCGAAACCAACCGCCGTGAGACTTGTTATGCGTCGAGCGCTTCGTATGGATATGACAAAACAGCGTGCTTTGTTTAATGATATCCGCAAAGCCTACCACCCAGGGCGCAACATCACGTCCCCTGTTTTCGAACGCCCTTACCACCACGTCAGAGACGGCCGAGACCCTAGACAAGAAGAACGATCGCCACGCATCAATATCTTCGGTCTGCTGTACGGACACCAATAACACGAAGGGATGACGCACATTGCAAAGGTAATGGACTATCTCAGAAGCCATCTCGGTGTGGTAAAGATGCACATGAATTGCTATTTTTTCAGAAGATATTCCTGGAACATAGTGCGCGCCATCATCGAACTTCAGAATCGTGTCCGGATTTCCTGTTTCCTCATGCGACAACCTTAGCACGCCCAGTTTTCGAGGACGCCGATCGGGCTTCGGAGAACGACCTTCGGCTTTTCCGTGTAGGATATAATGATAGAGAGGATTCATGCCGGCTGCACGAATATCCGGATAATTCTCTAAATAGCGCAGAGTTGAGAAGTTTGGTCCAGGGTCGAAGCCTAACCCACTGCCAATGCGCAGATAGTGATCTGCGCAATCTTCTTCACCTACATGCCCATGATACGTTTTTCTGTACCATTCCACGTCAAAGAACTCTGATCCAGAAATCAAATCTCTGGGGCTAAGTGTTTGCGAATCAGCTTTAGTCTGTTGGCTTCCTTTTGAGTTTTCGCTCATGGAGCTCTTTTGAAGGAAATGAAGCAGGGGCGGGGTTTTTCCCATTTCGACCGATGGATTATCTTTAAGATATTTTTCAACGTTGAATTTAGGGGACGGGCTTCGCTGAAGTCGATGTCCGAGCCATAGATAATGCTCAACAGGGTCCAGCCCTAACATCTGCACGTCTGGGTACTGCCTCAAATACCAAGGTTCATCGAACATTCCCGATGCTTTTATGAGATCAATTTCGCCCTGATCAGCTAGCTTCATCCCTCGCCGCCCCCAAAATCCACCGTTAAAAAGTTGTATATTTGATACTGCTTTTGAACGGATAAAGGCACGTTCTAGTAGAGTCAAGCCGTGGCATGGGACCTGTTGATTGCTAACGTCGCAACGATGGAGCGACGCTGATATTCATAGTTACGGAACCTCCTGTTCTATTCTCAATATATATGCCCGTTGACGTAGCGGAAATGGTCATATTTCCGTCAGTTCCGGTTGTGCCTGTGAGGACTAGGCCAGTCTTAAATTCCACGTTCGCGCCAAAAGAAGTAACGCCAAAGCACTGAGGGCCTGAACTGGTTCTGGCACTGAAAATACCGTTGGGGAGGCTTGACCCAGATCCGGCGCACGATATTGCATATTGGACATGGGTGTTAGACGCGCCCTTAAGGAAATACACGCCATCATCAGGGATCGAGACGTTTAGCTTTGTCGGAACCCCGTCAATCTCGTGATCCATGCCATCCATAGCGAAAGGCACTTGAACGGGATTAATGCTGTAGGCTCCGCGTGCTTTTACCCTGCTTACCTTGCCGGTCACGAACGAACCTGTGATGTAAACACCACGTGCAGCACTACCGCCACCGCCATCGACGGTCACGTTGTCAATATTCACCACAGACGCAAAAGTCGTTGTCCCGCTGATGCCAGAACGATTGGCTACGGTAAGACCGAAACCCCTAATATTCACGTCAGAAATATCTATGACAGAAGGGAAGTTTTCGTTGGGGCCGCCACTCATGAGCGTAAGGCCATTTCCCCCGCTTCGCCATACATCAACACCATTAATCCGGAGAACATCGCACGATGCCGGAATGCCGAGACCATCGCCACCACTTCCGTCTACAAGCCCACCTTGAATGAGAATTAAACGTAGAGCTTGACCTGCTGCGCCAATTCCTCTCCCCGGTACGCCAACAGCTTCGCAATCCAAGAAGCGCGTTTCCGGCGCACGGCTAAAAAAACCTCCGGCACTATTGGCGGCGTTACCGCCGCGCACTTTGCAGTCTGAGAATGTTATGTCGTGAACGCCCTCGTGGGTATCGAAGGCCGTGAAATCATTCTCGTAGGCTTGACAACGATCAACATGAACACTGGTAGAGGCACCGTCAGCTCCGCCCATAGTGGTAAACACGTGCCTTGTTTTAGTCCCTGACATGTCGGCTACAAGAACAATATCGCAGGCACCCCATATGGCTACACCATAGCCAGGGAAACCCTCCCCCACATCGTTTCGACCGTCCGATACGTGGCGCGGCTTGGCGACAATGTTACGGCAAGTCCTGAAGAGAACCCCGCACCCGCCAAAATTAGAAATTCGAATGCCTTCGACGGCAACATCGTCTACGTATTTGAACTCCAAAGGCCCTACGTTGAAATTCTGATGCCCCCTAATCGAACCCGGTCCATAAACCCTTATACTAGCAAGAGGGGTTACCTTTTCGACGTGAGCACCACGAGCAGCGGTATATGCACGGTCTGTTTGGAAAGACCCAAAGATTTTCCGATCAAAGTTAAGCGTGTTGCCTGCCTTGCTTTTGACTATCAGGCTTTCACCGCTCTTGTACCCGACAGCAGCGCCATCAGTAGAGTAGTCTGTCGTGTCCTTGAGAATGATCCAATCCCCAGCAGAGATGCTCGACGCATCAACCAGTTGGAGGCTAGTTGCATCCGCTGGCACAGTGGCGGCAATGGGAAGCTGAACGCCTGACTTGGAACCTTGCGCCAAGAACATTGGCGTGGTGGCGTCGTCTTTGTGCTGTAGCGTGACGCCATCGCCCACAAAAACGGAAGTCTTCCCGTAGAGATTTACCGAGGAAATCGTGTAGGTTCCCGGTTGGGTAAACAGGATTTCACCGCCGCCCCTAAGGGCCAAGTAGTCAGCTATTACTTGAACGCGGTTAGTGACATCAGCGCCCGGAAAAGCTCCGACAATGGCGACATTAACGCCTCCATTTGTCACCGCCTCCCACCAAGAGCCATCTTGAGACTGAACTTTCAACCCATGAGCAGGCTCTGATGCCGCGAGCCTGTACTCCGCACCGCCGCCGTCGCCCATGGCCGCATAGCCACGGGTTTCCAATGAGTTCATACCGGCAGGGAATTGCAACGCCTCCATCCCGTTACGGGTGGCTGTGATCGGCACTTCCTTTTCCGACACGATATCGTTGACGTAGCCGGCGGCGCGGTCAGCCTCGCGGCGAGAGCGGTTAGCTTGCAGATCCGATCGGTCCGCCTCCTGTTTCGCCCTATCAGCCTCCGCAGCTGCTTCTGCAATCAACTCGTCGGCGAGATTTGGTAAATTAGGACCGGCAACAAATCGGTCACCCTCCCTCATAATCGTATCGCCATCCTGAATGCCGGCATCGATGACAAGTCCGTCCTCGCCAAACTCCACCATGACTGCCCGGCCGAGATCACGCCTCAACTCCTGCTGCTGGGTAGCAATCTTGGAAAACTCTTTCTCCAGGGCGTCCGGATTGATCCTCGTGCCAGAAATAACGCCGGCGGCCCGTGCAGCGATACGGGATGAAAGCACGACGTAACGCGTTGTGTTAGGCACACCGGAAGGGAACTTGATCCTGAAATTGTCCAGCGGGTTAAGTGCCGTATTGCCATTCACTTTTGTAACGACAATGCCGACAGCCTCTACAAACCGCAGGGCATCGACAGGGCGAACGCAAACAACAACATCCTCCGGATCGAAAATCTCGAAATCGAACGGCCCGTAAGTGTCCCCACCATCGCCGAAAAGAATTCCACTCTGCCGCAGTTGCCGTGGAATAGGATAAGGATTTTCAGCCATAATCGCCCCGCCTGAAATTTTGGATCAGACAGAGCGTAACGGTGGCCAAGTAACGTTCAGTGCGGCCGCCGCCCTGTGCTATTCGGCCCCCATAACCGCCCCAGGATTTGGCAGCCGCTTAAACGTCAACTCACCGGGCTCCCACCAGTGCGATGCTTTAGCCTTTTGGGATTTGAAACTTTTATCCGCGTCCGGATCCAGCAGCCATTGCAACTGGTCGACGAAGGCCCGGCGATACCAATGCCGCGTTGCCGGGTGCGAAGACAGGATCGGCGTATAACGGCCGACATATTTTGCCGCAGCTCGACCGACCTGTTGCTCTTCCGGATAAATGATCGACTGAACGCCTTTCAACGTCAGATCAGCGGTATCGGCGATAAACGCGCCACCGATGCCACCGAGCGTCGCCACAAGACTTTGCCCGTAACGGTTTTCCGATTTATCGACGAAGTCAGCGAACAGGCCACCGCCGCCGCCCTTGACGAAGGCTTTCACCCAGAATTTTCCTTCCGTCATATCCTCCGGGTCTTTCCCGTTCAGGACAGAAAGGATCTGAGTGTACATCGCCGCACCCATCGTCAGAGGGATAGCCATTGCGGCAAAATATCCGGATCCACGTGCAATCCGCCCGCCGACGCTCTTGGACAGCATGGAATAGACATACATCGCCTCCATCTGTCGCGCCGTGAAGCTCATACCAAAGCTCATGAACTGGGAACCGAATTCGGCAATTTCGCCCAGAATGGTGCCACGCTCCACCTTGCCAGTCAGCACACTCTTGATACGCGGATCTCCGGCAGGCACGGAGCGCTCCTGCCATTGCTGGATCAGCTCAGCATATTTTTCCGCAAGCGCGCGATCACCGGTTTTCTCAAAAACACCACCGGGATCAAGAAAGCCCATGTCGTCGACGCCCGCGCGCATCTTGTGCCAATCGTCAGGCGTGATGCCGAAACCCTCCATGGCCTTCTGCAGCAGCGGATTAAGGTCGATCCAGTCCGTATCCTTTTCAGCCAGGCCACCAAGCGTCTCATGCCAGGCCGTCGCCTCGAGGCGCTTGCGGGCATCAGTCAGGGGCGAAAGCGCGTTCCAGGTCAAAGAGCGATCGACGAGGTAGCGGCTCCATTCATGCCCAAACATCTGATCAACAAAGCGCGCGCTTTCATTCATGGTGTGCAGGTAATCGTCCCAGATCATGGCACGGCGCGCCATGGCTTTGCGATCACCGTCACTGGCGAAACGTTTGAGGATGCCACCGAAGCCGCGAACGACCGGCAAACCCGCCAGGCGGCGCGAGGCGGCCGCCACAAACGGATCCGTCGCGGCAGCAAGCAGGCCGGTCGATCCGAGCGCCGCCGACGTGGCGAGGTTACGAATATCACCCGCCCATTGCGCCGGCGCGTCCAGCACTGTTTCCCGGCCACGCAAAGCCCGCCACAGACTGTCAACGCGATATTCGGCCATCTTGATCGCAGACATGCCGGGCACCTTCACGCCCTCGATGTTGAGCGCTCCGGACTGGCGCTTTCCGATATCGACCTGCACGGCCTGTTTCAGCCATTCCATGGTCGCATCCGGGTTCGGCCCGAAACGTTCCATCGCAGCAATATCCCGCGATACACCGTTGATGTGGTTAAAGATGGATCCGATCGCATCGCTGCTGCCGAACTTGTCGTTATAGGCCAACCAGCTCCGGGCATCCTTGAAGATCAGAAACCGGCTGTCCTGGTACTTGCTGGCAACCTTGCCTTTGCCGAACTTTCTGCCCTCCGGCCGCCGATGCGCCCAGCCGTCTGATGTGATCGTTTCGAACACATAATCAAGCGAGCTATCGAGACCATTGGCGCCGATGACCTCCCCCGTGTTCGGATTGGTCATCTGTTCCGGGTCGAGCAACGGCCGGATGAAATCTTTCCAGCGCTGCCGCGCCTCCTCCGGCGTGCGGCCAAGCTTACGGATCGCACGTCGGTTATGGCTATGCACAATGCCCCAGTCCTGCCGTTTAGGGATATTGCCACCGGCAGCATTGAAACGCAGCCGCAGATCCTCGAGGACGCCAGAGAGAGCGCCGGCCAGCGCCTTCGCCGTTGGATTGCTTACCGCCTCACCATGCATGGCCGTGATGAGATCCGGAATGTCCACCTTGTTCAAACGGCGGCCGAGCCCCTTGGAGCGGCGGAAATGGTACATTACTTCCGAAAGCTGGCGATGCGCCATGGCGATGATCGCATTGGCCTTGCCGGCCATGCTCTGGGTGCCCTTGTAACCATTATGGATCATGAGTGACAGAACGGCATCGAGCTTGTCCGGACGGCCTTTTTTGTCGCGGTAGTTTTCAACGAAGTCCGCCAGTTCCTTGCGCGCGCCTTCCGTCAGGTGCACCTGCCGCCGCATTTCCTTGGCGTCGGCGCGCAACGCGGCCGCTACCTCGTCACGCGCAGCGGCCATCGCCTCACGCTCAGGCATGGCCGTGCGCTTGGTGTTAAAGCGGGCATCGTAATAACGGTGCAGTTCATCCGCCTGGCGCGAATTGATCGCACCCTGCGCAACGGCGGAAGCCAGACAATCACGCAAGCTCATAGTTTACATGCCTCCAAAAGATCGGCGAGGAATTCAGGTTCGGACGCCATTTCGAGGGCTTCGCGGGCGGAAACCACGCTTACCTTGCCGTCGCCATCCTCGATCGCCATAAAGTCGAAGTAGTTTTCAGGGTTGCCGTTACGATCGCGCGCGGGTTCCGCGAGCTCGCCGGCGCGGATCTCGGCATTGCGCATGCTGACCTCATCAAGTGGCTCGGAAACGACGCGGGGCCGGATCGCCTGCTCCTGCAGAGGCTCCACCGGAGCCGCCCCCCCCGCAGGACTATCCGCCTGTCTCGACGCCGGCTGGGGTGAAACCGCACGATCCGAAACACTGGCGGCCGCCGCTTCTACGCGCGACGCCGCAGCATCGATGCGCCGCGATGCATCGGCAACGTCAGACGCGAAAAACGTCTCGGCGATATCATCGATCGCGTTCGCATCCCCGCTATAGATCCGCTCATAGTCATCCGGGCGCATCGTCAGCAACCGGCCGGCCTCCTGTTCGGCAAGCATGCGCTCGACGATCTCGGGCGGCGGAAAATTGTCAGGATCCGCCGCATAGCGCTCAGCCGCCTGCATAACCTCGATCTGGGTTGGTGTCGCATCAGACGACACCATGTAATCGTCGAGCACCCGTTCTTCGAAGCTGCGATTGATGAGATCAACTTTTTCCGGCGTGAGCTCGACATTCATGGCTTTCGCCATGGCCTCGATATCGCCAGGTTGCGGGCTGCCATCGAGGACACGAGCCGCGATCTCTTCGCCGCCTTTGCCCATGCGGTAAACCCGAGCCAGTTCCGCACCGCCTTGGATCGATCCACCAAACAGCGAACCGAAGACCGCGGCAACGCCAGCGTTCTGCAGCATGTCCGTCATGCCGTGCTCGAGGCCGGCCGAGCGCTTGCGCTCCTGGCTCAATCCCTGCAGGACCAGCTCCTGTCCGCCATTCAACAACGCTTCAGTCAGCATGGTCTTACCGATCCGGCCAGCAACCGTCGCCGATTGCGCACCGCCGGCACCAAACATGGCCATGCCCCATTGCGTCGGATCTCGCGCGGCACCTCGCAGACCACCGGCGAGCTGAGCGCCCAACCGGCCAGCCGCGCCGAGCTCAGGAGAGTTAAGAGCTTCCTGCGATGCCTTCTCAGCGTCGCGTATCACCTGGTTGTGCGCTTCCTCAACACTGGTCGACAAAACCTGTTCAATTTCCTGCCGATATTTCCCGGACAAGGAAAGCGCCCTCGTGTTGAACTCTTCCTCGCGGGAGGCCCTGCTCTCATCATCTACGGACGAAAATGCCGTGCCGCCACCGCCCAGTGACATCGCCATGACGGCAGCTCGATCAGGGTCGAGATCCACCGCCGCAGCCTCACGCATGGGATTGGGCAGAGTCTGGCCGGTAATGTCGGCAATAAGCTTGATCCGCTCCTCATAAGCTTTTTCGAGGCCGTAATAGTCGGCGTTGGTGTTCTCGATCAGCCGCATGGTTTCATCGGTGGCGCCGGCAGCCTTCGTCCAGGCTTCGCCCCAGCTCTCCGGACCGTTCGAGCGGCTGGCCGGCAGCTCAGTGACATTGGGCAGCTGGATCATCGATAGCCCCCCGGGACGCGTGCACCGAGCTTGCCGCGCATGCCGGCGAGATCGAGCACGACGGGATTGCCATCCTTGTCTGCGATGAACTGCGGCGAGCCGCTAGAAAGGTCACCAAGCGCGAAGGCGTATCCGCCATTGACCGCGATCGGCGTTGCCTTTTTATAGTCGCGTGCTGTCCAGGTGCGACCATTTTTCGCCGTCACCTGCCCCACATCACCATCCTCGAGCGCATCAATGAGATCGCCGAACTTGTCGGCGCGGATCGACGGCGGCACGAGGATCTGCCGCGCGCGAGACAGCAAACCTCCGCCGTACTTGGTGAAGCCACCGTATTGCACTCCGTTTGAAATGGTCGCACCAGCAGCCTCCTGATAAGCCTTTTCATAGAACGGCCGCGCATCATCCTTTTTGGGATCAATGCCCGCATCATAAAGCCGCTTGCGCGCGATCGCGGCGGCCGCCTCATCCAGCCGGTTGACCTCTGCAGGCGAAAACTGCAAAGCGTCGCCGGCAATCTTCTGCGCAACCGGAATGCGTTTCGTGTTTGGAATGTCCGTATACGCCTTGCCTTCCGGACTTTTTCCGAAACCAGAGATCAGATCGAGCGCGGCCTGCTTATTGCCGCCGGCGGCAACCAGACCGCCAGAGAGCGCAACGGCGGGTGCCGTCTCACCCAGTTCTCGCAACACCCGATCGGCATCACGGCCGGCAGCGTCAACGAGACCAGCGGCGATCGCCAGACCTTTGGCCGGATCCGCCTTTACCGCCGCCTCGATCTGCTCGGCCTCCCCCGGACGGAAGTATCGCGGCGAAACCCCGAAATGCTGCCCGGCCGCGTTTGATGCATTGATACGCTCGGAAAAGGCGCCCGAAACCATAGCCGGATCAATGTCACCATCGAGTGGCAACCCTTCCGAAACCGGCAGCACACCGAACCGCTCCGCTACACCGAGCGGATCGCTCTGCAGGTCCTTGCGATGATCGGCGATCGCCTTGCGGGCAAAATCGATATCATCCGCCGTGGCGTTCTCGCCCAAGATCGTCTTGACGGATTTTTCCACCTCGCCGATCGGTTGGGTCCGGATGGCGTCAGAAACCTTCATCCGCGTGAGCGTCGAGGAAACGATTTCCTTGCCGCGCGGGGCCGTGCCGGCATCGAGCTGGAAGCGGGCCAATTCGTCAGCACCCACGGGCAGACCACGGGCTATGCGCTTTGCCATCTCCTCGCCACGCTTCTCGAGATCAGCATTGGATTTGGTGTCTTGCGTCCGACGGGCACTTTCGGCTCCAGTCAAGCCTTTATCGATCGCATCCCAGTCATCGGCCGTCACGCCATCCAGTTTCCCGGCGGCATAATCGCGCTGCATATCGGCCCGCATCGTCTTGATCTGGTCGGCGTTCATCGTCGCCGCCTGTTTCGTGTAAAAACCTACGGTAAGATCCGAGCGGCTTTTGCGCTTGGCCTTCTCGGCCTCCGGAGCCGTCAGGACGCCACGCGCCACGGCGCTGTCATAATGCGCGTCGATTGTCGATTGAGTGTCTGCCAGAGAAGCCCCAGCAGCGTCATCATCCATTTTCAGGCCGGCGAGCTGCTGGCTTTTGCGATTTTCAAGCTCGTCAACACGGCCGAGAAAGTCGATGCGGTTGGCGGCGTCAGCTCGCTCTTTCTGGTCCGCCCTGGCTTTACTTAAAAGCGCCGCCGATCGCTTGTTGTAAGCAATCGTATATTCCGGAGCGATTTCCTCGAAAACATTATCGCGAAGATCTGCCGTCAGATTTTCGGACAATGCTTTTTCGAGCATCGCCGGATCATCTTTATAGACGTCGTAAACCGCCTGCTGGTTCTGGACCATGGCAGCATCGGCCATTTCGAGGTAAGTCCGGGTTCCCTTCACGTCGAAAGCGCGACCGTATACCGTGTCGCGGCCGGACGGACGGAACGTGCCGGACTTGCCAGGCGTGATCGTTACCTCTTCCCGAACGGGCGTAACGGAAACTGGCTCAACTGAGGACGCGGAAGGCAGCTTGTCATAAGTGCTGCCACCCGGAGCCACCTTGGAAATCCATTTTCCCGCAAACTGCCCGGCCGTCATGTCAGCGGAGCCGCCATTCAGACGCACGGCGTCGTGGCCAACAACGTCAACCGCCAAGGCATTCGGATTAGCCAGCAGCTTGGAAGCACCGCCGGAACCCTGCTGATGCGCGAGATACAATTCTCCGGCATTTGGTTCACGACCAAGAGTTTTGCGGAGATGATCTCGATTATCGCGCATGAGACGTGCGGCCGCGTCAGAGGCCTGGGCAGGATCGAAGCGATCGCGAAGGCCGTATTGCTTTGCCGTTCCGTCGACGAACTGGAATAGTCCACCAGCTGACGAGTTGTTGTTCTTGGCATACGGATTGAATGAACTTTCAATGCCAGCGATCTCGGTCAAAGCATGCGGATCAACTCCGTTACGCACCGCCGCATCCGCGATCATGGTCCGCAGCTGGGCGGGCGGGACCTTCACACGCACCCCGCCCGAAACCTGCTCGCCGCTATATCCGCCACCCGTTATCGTGGAGGCCGTGGGCGCACCCTCCATCGCGGCACGACGGCCGGCGAGCTCACCGGCACGTTCCGCCTCGCGGTCAGCGCGCTGACCGAACTCGTCAGCGACACGCGCAAGGCCGGCGGCAACCTTGCGCTCAAGATCTCCGCCCTCGCGGGCAACGGAAAGCAACCCTTCACTCAAAAGAGGCTGCGTGTGGAAGGGCTTGTAAGATACGGGATCCAGCCGTCTGTTTGCCATGTCAGTACCTGTCTGCGGTGGATGTTGCGCCCTTGAGGCCGATGACGGCAGCATTGAACAAGCCAGACTGCCGCGCCCTCGATGCCCTCTTTCGATATTCCACCTGGCGCTCCTGCAGGCGGCCGATACGGGTTTGCTCCGTACCCACATCGGAGGTAAGGCCAAGGTCAGCCTGCCGGAATGCATCATTGCGGGCTTGTAGTGGCGTGCCAAAGGAAAGGTCGACACCAGACGCAGCGTAGGCGACGTCCTGTTGACCGATGCTATCCATCATGTCCTTTTTCAGCGCCGTGCGTCGGGTAATACCCTGGAGCGTTTCCAGCGGTACCTCTCGCGCCGCGTCGTCGGCTGCAGCATTCGCAGCGTCAGCATCCGCTTTGCCAGCATTAATGGACTGAACCATTCCGAGAACCGTGGCAGTTCCCTGCAGCAAGGAGGAAAGTGAAAAACCCGCCGCTGCAGGAGCTGCTGCTGCAGTTGTCGCAGCACCGCCTGCAGCAGCGCCGGCGGCCGCCGTAGATGCACCGCCGCCAAAAATAGACGTCACAAAGCTAGTCGCCAGTTCCATTACAGTTTCACCCCCGCAATATAGTCGCGCACCCGCAACCGGCCCGGCCGCAGCTGCGTAATCGTCAGTGTCGGATCCATGCAGGCACCGATGAGACCTGGCACGATCACGTGACCCGTGAAACCTGCCTTGGGGGCAGCCAGATCATCACTCATTCGTTGCAAAGCAACCTCGCGCGGGGGCCGGCCATTGGCACCGATCGCAATGCTCGTGGTGTCTTCAAGATAGAGACGGACCGAAACGACCTTGCCCGGCCGACGCACAACCTCATCATTCGGAAGAACGCGAACGTAGGGCATGCTTTCATATACGGGCGCGGTCCAAATGCCGACGATCGATGGCTTTCCCGCAATGCCAGTCTGAATAACGCCGCCCGTCACGACGAAAGGACCGTGGAAATCGTTCTCAATCTCAGCCCATACCGAACGGCCGTTGAAATGCGACAACCCCGATATCTGGCCGGCGAGATCCGTGCTGCCGAAAACGCCAAGCTGCAGTAAATTTTCATCCGCTTCCGTCAGCATTTCACGGGTATAGACGCCGTTGCGCTCGACGGTCAGCCAAACGCGATCGAGGCCATCCACCGAAACCCCATGAACGACCCCGCCGTCTGTGATCGGCCACTCACATGCAGCAAGGCTGATGTCCTGGCTTACATTTGTCGCGCACGCGACAAGACGCCCATCCTCCCGCAGCAGCAACAACCGATCGGTACTCATCTTCCCGCTCTTGCGCTGCACCACCATTCGCCGAATGTCAGAAACAATGTCATTGTTCAGATCGTTCACGGGGACAGGCTTGAACGCTTCGGAAACAGCATCATAGTCCGCCGCATACAGGCGGCCACCATCACGCGACACGAAGTAGATAGAGCCGTCCAGGAGGACAGGTTTGCACCCTTTCTTGACGCCGATCGCGGAAGCACGCACCCAATTGAGAGGCTTATCCCTCTCGATTGTGCGATTGGATGCGAAGTATTCGGCACGATCGGTAAATGCGACCAGATAGGTGGCATCGATCACATATCGGACACTCTCGGAAACCTCCGTTCGCAGCGCCTCGAGGCGCGCCGCCGAGGGGGATTGGCTTTTGATATTGAGGTCGAAATATTCACCGGTCCTTGACATCGCTATAGCCGCAGGCTTCGCAGCCGGGGCACTATAGATCGACCTGTCCTGATAGTTGGTCATGCCGGCAAAGCCGCCGCGAGCCGCCGAGATCAGCGGTTCGCCGGCGGTCTTTCCGAAGTCGACATGAGAGACGAGCGCAGACGCCTCGGAAGTGTTCACGATGCTGGCACCGAAATCATACTCCGAACCAGAGAGCACACCACCAAACCGCACGATCAGCCGGCGATACCTGCCATCACCACCTGGATAGATGACCGACACACCGGATCCAAACCCCGGCAAAGCGCTGATCGCATCCTCCAAGCGAGACGCGAAATCCACCCAATCAACGCTTTCCGGGCTTGTACCCATAGGCACCGACGTGGTCGTGGAGCCGTCGACGGTCATCGACACAACGATATCCGGCACACCTTCAGCCCAACGAATAAAGATATCCCAGACGTCGTCGGTCTTGTTGTAATCGCCACCAAGATCGACGTCCGGAACGAATTCAAATGGCCAAGCCGAAAGCGTCCACATGCTATCGTCGCCTGCATTACGCAGGAGGCGAAGACCGGTCCAGATCGACGGATGAAAAATACCCACGGTGTTGGCCTCACCGTAGAACTCGAGATCGGGCAAAATGTCCGTCGTGATCTGGGGAATGGCCACGGTGGCAACCTTGACCAGATCTTGCCGCCAGATCTCCACCTGGCCAGCCATAAAAAACAGCGTGTAGGACAGGGACGGAGTGACGGTCAGCGTTGTCTGAACCACTGGGGCGGCGGCCGCGAGACCAACGAAACGGGACCCGGACAACAACGAAAACCCGCTTTGCGGCACGGGCTCGACACTCAACATCCTCTTGGCGCCGGAATAATACTGTTTGAGATTGACTTTCCCCAGCAGGCTTTGCGCAAGCTGTCCCGCATTGGCAGAGCTTTTCAGTTGTCCCGCAACACGCGCCATCAGAATTCTCCATGCCATGGAAGAGAGGAGCGCCCGCCAGTGTGGTGGACGGCGGTCAGAGGATCCGACGCCATCAGATCGCCGCCGATCGGCGCGGCCGTCTTGTCCTGCGCCATCAGGCGGCCGATCATGCCTCCAGTCCCCTCGCGCGATGGCGTACCGAACGCCTGGGTAAATTTCTGGTCCTGCAGGTCGGCATCAGCCCAGATCGGAACAGCGAGATAACCGCCCAACGCGACGACAAATGCAGAACGGAAAGGCGGATCCCAATAATCAGGATCCACGAGCACCTTGCATTGCGACCAGGTGTCCGGAGCATCCGCAAAAAGCAGGCCCTCCTCGAGCGCAAAACTGCGTAATGTTCGAGGATTGCGGCCAGCGCTTTCGAGATTGAGAAGTGGAGCCCCGAGACGAATGCCGGGCAGCTCATGAGCATAAGCCCAGCCGTTCTCTGGGCGCTCGGCAAGACGCCGGTTCTTGAACGTCTTTTTCGAAAAACTCCAATCGTGCATTCCGAAAATATGGTCCACGGCCATCTGCCAGGTCGCCGCGACCTGCTCGGCCAACTCCGAACCATCATCAATGGAAAACATCGGACCCGCACCGATCGACGTCAGCGCCTGGTTGATGATCGTCGCTTTGTCGATTGCCATGACCGCCACCCAAAAAAAGAAAACCGTGGCCAGAGAATACGGGCCACGGTCTAGCGTTCAGTGCGAGGCGATCCAGCGTCAGGTCACGGTGATGTTGGCAACCGTCACGTTGCCGCTCGAGGGAACCGCGGTGACACGCATGCGAACGCTCGCCTGGGTGCCGTCGCAATCCACTTCCGCATCGATAATCGAGCCAACGGACATGTCCGCGCGCGCTCCATTGAAATATCCTGCCGCCACGACTTCGGCCGCCGTGTCATTGGTGGCGTAGACGTGGAAGCGAATGAATTTCGTCGGGCCGAGACGGATCGGGCGACCGCCATTGCGCAACTGGCTTTTGATGAAGGCCATATTTTGAACTCCAAGTTTGCGATGAAAGGTGAAGCAATGGCGGCCCGCGGCCGCCACCGCATACGGCTTACTGGTTGGCCGGCATCGTGGCCTTATTGATCGCCTTCATGCGAATGCGCTTGACGCCTTCGGGCAGCAGGCCAACAGAATTGCCAGAAAGCTGGACCTTCCAGAGCTCCGGCGTACCTTTGAGCTGCGGCTGCTCGTAGGCCTGCATGTTTTCCTGATCCCATTCGATCTCGGAACCCATCGCGTCTTTCGCCCAGGCGAAGGTGTCGAGGTACCCCGCTTCGTCGAACGACTGTTTATAGCCGTTGCCATCGGCCAGGCCGGTGCCATAGCGGCCGGTTCCGAAGGTGAAGACACTGTCGGGAAGGGCCATAATGTGGACGCCCTGATAGGTCTTTTTCTTGACCTTGGCGTGCTTTGCAAAGGGCAGATCAGCCGGCCCCTGATAGTCGGAGCTGCTGAACTGCTTGTAGAGCATCAGCTGATCGAACCAGCTGTAAGGCATCGGCCAGAACATGTCATCTTCAGCACCGGACGCATGCAGGCGGCTGGTGACGTAGATGGCAGTTTCCAGATCGATCCGAGCAGTACCGTCGCCGATCGTCTGAACAACGGTTGGCTGATCTGTCAGCGTTGTCGCGCCGACTTCCGCGAACGAATTGAGAGCACCGAACTTCAATTCGTCACGCTTGTTCCGGACCGTCCGCGACATCAACTTGGAAAGAGCATCTTCCTGGCTGGGGCCGGTTTTCCGCTTGTCCTGTTTCCGCGTCAGCGCCGTCGCTTCGAAGTCGCGCACCTTGAGCTCGACCATGTCGAAGTTGATTTCCGAGATATCGACATCCTGGACAGCGCCGCTCAGCTCATACATCTGGACTTCGCCGCCGGCGACGGGAAACTTCACAAGGCCCGCACCACCTTCACCACGCGTCATGGTGTCGTCGAGGTAGCCACCCTCCGCCGCATAGCGGAGGCGGACCTTGTCACGGATCTTTTCAATAAACCATTTTTCGATTGTCATTTCAGGACCTCAAAAGAGTGATGGACGAAATCACCGAGAGGGCCGATTAGCCGGACAGCGTCGGGTCCGGTTAAGGATAGCCAGCGCGTCGCCCAGGTCGCTCCCGTCCGGTAGCAGGCAAATCATGCCAGCGGGCGGGAGCCGTTCAGTGCGCGTCAGTCGCCGATCTGCTTTTTGTAATCAGCCTGCAGCTGATCATAGGACCCCTGATTGAAGCTCTTGTGCCCCCAGGTGTTTTCAGGAAGGGCAGCACGACGCGCGAGATCCTGACGCGGATCCATTGCGCCAGATCCGCCGAACTGCATAGCCGGACCGTTGCCCTGCGTACCGCCAGCGACACCACGGATCCATTCGAACACACGATGCCCCTTCGCGCTATCGCCGAGCATGGCCTTGGCAAATTCAACATCATCCTTGGCGAGCCCGCCGTTTTCGGCACCCTTGGCAGCGACACTGTCGAGAAAAGCATAATTTTCATTCATGCGCTTTTCGACGGCCACGCGCTGCTCAGCTTCCGGCAAGTGCTTGGCAACATCGGGAATGAGCGCGGCACGCTCGGCCTTCTCATCAACGATAGGCTCCATCAAGCCCATTTCAGCCGACACAGACAAGAACTGCTGAACCATGCCCTGGTACACGGGCAGCGGAACTTTATTATCGAAGGCGTATTGCTGCATGCGCGCCGTGATCGGATCGCCCTTCAAGGTTTCCAGATGCGGCTTGATCGCTTCCGGAATTTCGCCGGAGAACTCTGCATAAGCCTCCGGCGTACCGCCCACCTTGTTGCTGGCGTCGCGATCGCGATAACCGTCGAGCGCCTTTTTCATGTTGTCGATCGTCTCGTTATTGCTCTTGCCAACGAGATGATCCGCTATGCCTTCCGGCTTGTAGATTTCTCCGGCGGGCGTAGACGAAGCGCCCGCCGGAGTAGTGACAGCCGATGGAGGCGGCTGCACGCTGGCGTCGGCGGGAGGAGTTACCGACGCGGAGGAACCTGCAGGCAGCGCAGCAGCAGCAGCCCCAGCGCCGGCATCGCCGCCGCCAGATCCACCACCCTCACTGTTAAAAAGCATCAGGTCGAAGAAGTTGATGCCGCCTAAAAATCTGACTTTCATGATCCAGCTCCATTCTGGTTTTGCTTTTTCGCGACGAGTTTTTCGCCGTGACTGATCGCGGCAAGGATCGCCTCACCCACGCCATTGATGCCCTGCCGGGTTGCAGTATTGAGTGCCGTCTGCTCGAAGGTCTGGCCGGTAGACCGCAAGGGCATACGAAGTGTGATGTCCATCATCCACTCGAACATGGCCCGGCCTTGCGCCGTCTGGTAAAGGCCGTACATGAACTGGGAGACACCCTCTTGCGGCTGCATGGGCGCTGCCTGCATATGCGGGCGAAACAGCGCCTCGAGTTCGCCCCAGCCTCCACCACTTTCGACAATCCCCTCAAGCAGATCCAAAGGCTGGGCCGCGCGCTCCGGTATAAACGGGCCGGACATCAAGCAGCCCTCCGCATGTCAGCCACCGCGAGATCCTTGAGCGCTCCCGGAGCCTGCTTGGCCATCTCAGCTGCCATTGCGGCCTGCATTTGTTGCTGACGTGCCTCTTCGATTTTAACGATGATGGCTTTCTTTTCGCTCTCGTCCGGGATCAGATCCTTGTCGATCTGCAGGCCGTCGGCGATACGCTCCATCACCTTGTCCTGATTGAGGTACAATTCCCTCTGATCCGGACCGGCAAAAGCCACGACCATATCGTGATAGTTCGCGATCGCGGCGATCCGATCGGCGTTGAGCGCGGCCTGCATGGGCGAACGGACATTCACCGACACCAGAAGATCGTCCACCTGCTGGATGCCCGGAAGCATGCCGAATTCCATCAGTATCTCGGCAGCACGCGGCACAACTACCGGCATGATCTCGCGCACCAGGCGTCCGAATGCACCGATATGAATGTTTGCTCGCTGCTGCAAACGCCCTGCCATTTCGGATGCAGATCGAGGCGTGCCCTCATAATCCGGCAGGCGCGTGTCAAACATAGCCTGCTTGATCTGGCCCTGCAGATCGCCGATGAGCATCTGGGCAACGTTCATGCTACCCGACGCCGGATCAAGGCGCTGCACGTCCGGCCCCAGAACGCCACCGGTCGATTGCATGGCCCAGAACTGACCCGGAGCCATCTGCACTGTATTCGGATTGAACGTGCCGCCCGCGCGATATCCCCAGATACCCAGCATATTGATAGCGGCGCTTTTAAGGGCCAGTTCTTGCGCCTTGTTCAGGGTCTTGATCGTCGGCAGCGCCGTGAGGATTACGCCCCGACCATAGGCTTCGCCTGGAACACGGTAATAGCGGGGAATGGCAATCGGCTGGGTCCGGTACCGCTCATGAGTAATCAGCTCGACCGAGTTATCCAGGCGCGCACCGAAATGCCAACCACCGCTGGGGCGCGGATCGGCCCACCAGTCCTGGTAGACAGTGACTTTTTCAGATGGCCTGGTCTTGGCCCGATCCTTGAAATCAGACGGGAAACGCCCTTTCGGCCATGCCTCAACGATCTGGTCACGCCTCAATTCCTGCCGCCACGATACCAGATTAACGCGGCCAAATGCGTCAGTCGAAATAGCGAGCTGGTCGAAGGGAATGCAGGCAAACATGATGGGGTTGCTGGGCGTACCCTTGACTGGCAACAGCGCGCCGGTGCCAACGGCCAGATCGATGCACATTTCGTGGATGGCAGTGTCCCAATCACCCGCAAGAAAAAACGGATGAATGAGCTTCGAAACGCGAGAAAGCTCGCGGTTGAATTGCTTCTTTTCGCCATCTTCGAGAGCCATGGCGGCAAGTGGCCCCGCCTCGAGCTCGAATGTGGATTGCCCGGCCGGAAAGAGATCACGCTGCAGATTGCCGGCGAAGTACATAGCCGACATGGGCGCAGTCATATCAAACAGCCGGTCCGGCCCGCGCGCCCGGCCGTTCGCGCCACCGCTTGGCCGGCGCATCGGGACCGCGAAATCGTAAGCTTCCTGATAGATCGGCGTCCAATGGGAACGCTCCCCCCAGGTGTTGGCAACACGGGTTTTCAGGGATTGGACGTCAACGTTGAAATCTCCATCCATCAGGCAAGCACCGCGCTTGCGCTTCCGGCATCACCGCCGCCATCCTCGAACAAACGGCGGCCACGCGGCGCACGACGGGTCGCGGCTACTGCCGTGTTATTCCGGTTCGCCTCCGCTAGCTGGCGGTCATTCGCCACTTTCTGCAAGTCGCGGCTCTTCTCCGCCTCCTGCTTGGCTCCCTTGTCCGACCCGCCGAACAGTCCCTTGACGATCTGACCCATGCAGTTCCCCATCCAAAATCCAAAGGGTTTCGCCCAGGTGCTGGAAGCCGACGAGGCGTGCCATACGCACACCACTGCGATTGTTTTCCGTCACATGGGTTATGACGGTTCGATTTTGCGCGATGGTCGAGAGCGTCAAATGCGCGAACCGGACCAACTCACGCATATACGCGCGGGCGGGCGCACGAAGCGCCAGACAGAATTCCCGACGCCCCGCATCGTCCGGAACGAGATATGCAACCGCCAGCAGTTCGCCATCGATGCGCAACGAAACACTCTCGCCGTTCGATCGCTGCCAGATCGCAGCCTTGCGTGCGAGCGCCCGCCCGCCCGCGCACGCGAGGCAATCGAGCCAGGCGGCCGGAATGGTTACCGTCACGCGTCCCATACGTTGAAGTTCCCGGGTGTCTGTGGTGCAGGCTGATTTCGCAAAAGCCGCTGCTCATGCAGACTGACGACACCCGCCGGCAGCGCCGTATTCGCGCCGTGCGCAATGACGTTGGCGAGGCCGATGTAGCCCAGCCGGCGATATTGCTCCGCGTCGTGCGGGTGCGAATAGGCATTCTTGACCACGGCCAGCTTGTCGGTACCGCCGATCGTCGCCTGTTTCGTGAGCTTATAGTGGGCGGCAAATCCGCCCAAGATCATCTTGCAGCGCGGATCGACGAGGTAGCCCGGCACACGGCCGTCGATCATCGTGGTGAGGCCCATGCGCACCGCGTCCTGGCGCACGCCGGGTTCATTCGAAGGGGCTGGCATGATGGGGAAGCGCAACGTCTTCTGCACCGTCATCGCGAAATTCATTTCATCGTTTTCGGTGTCACCGCCGTAGAAAATCGCGGGGTCGCCATAGATGCCGATAATCGGCAGGCCGGGAAACTGGCTCATCAACAAATCCAGCAGCATCAACGAAAACCGCGTCGGTCCCGTTCCGGGTTCCGTCACCAGCTCGGCCAACAGGCGATCCTGCCCGTTCGCCTGCGGTTGCCCGATTGTTGCTGACGGAGAACCACCGCCATCGATGCCGATCGTGATGCCGCGACCAGGCGTCGGCGCCAACGGTTGATCCGCCTTGTGGATCTTTTCGTTGTACTCCGGATAGACCGGCTTTCCGTCCTGGGCGTAACCGGGCAGACCATGGACCATGCGCCGGGAAAGGTTCTCCGACATAGCGCGCAGATCCATCTCGTAAGCCGATCGTGGACGGCCGACACGATTTTCCGCCCCATCATCGAGGCCACCAGGCTGGCGGAAAAAGTTATAAGCCGGGTTCTTCTTTTCGGAGTCCTCCCAACCAACTTCTTTCAAAAGCGGATGATCAACGTCTGGCGGATTCATGTCGCCCCAGAACATGCGCGGGAGTGTGATTTCGGTATCGTCGACCGTCATGCCCATACGGCGCATCGCCGCCCGACCGTCACGCGAAACGCGATCGAGCTCGGAAGGCGCAATGTCTTTCACCGGCGGATATCGGCCAGTTCGCATAAACAGCGCGCCTGGGACCTCCGGGCTCATCATATCGACCTCGTTGCCCCAGGCCATCGAGACTTCATAGCCCTTGACGAACTGCATCACGTTGCTATCCGCGATCGCGCCGGTTTCGAGCGTGAATTCCACGATCACCTTGTCAGGACCGCGATACGCTTCCCAGACCAGATGATGCCGAACCGGCCGATCCTGCCCGCCCTCATACCCCTTATCCGGCCGCTGCCAAGGGTGGCCGACCGGAAACATTTCGTGCCAGCTCGCCAACGCCGTTCGGGCGAAGTCTCGATAGGTGTCACGAACGCAGATCAGCTTTACCCGCACGCGCCCGTCCCTGCACACGGGCATGTACGAGGCAGCAAGCAATGGTCCCTTGATACAACTGGCGACGGTTTTTCCGGAGCCCGCCGGTCCCATGATGATATCGATCGGCCCCCGCGAGTGAATGAAAGCCGCACCGACCGGACCCGGCGGAACGTACCGCGCAACATCGATATTTCCCATGACCCTGAAACCCTTTCAAAACCCTGAGCCCGCGCGCCCGCGCCCGCCCTTGTTCAGGAGAGATTAGTTTCGCCGCGATGCCGTTCAGTCAGGCAAAGGCCAAAAGGGCCGTGTGTGTGAGGCGACACACCCATGGGGGGTACTTCACTTTCAATTTTCAAACCGAAGTCGCGGGCGCATGCCCGCGTCCGCATGAGACACCCCCACCACGGGCGGGAGGCCAGCCGGTTTCCCGCGTGCGCGAGGCCGAAATTCAAACCGGCCTACTGATTTACGATCAGTTGCGGCATCAATGATTTCATGCGCTTAGCCGTTAATTTGTCGCACGCTCACGAAGTCGCACGAACGGCCATTGATTTCATTGATCTTTTTCCCTTGGCGCATCCACCCGCGTCAGGTTCAGCGCCGCGTCTGCGGCTGGCCGTTCGGTCGGCATTTCACCAATCAACATGACGCCCAAGGCTTGAATTTTCGCCTCGACTTGCTGCGGTTTCTTGGCATGGAAGAACGGCATGAGCTCCGAGTTCGCATCCTCGATCATCTCGTAAGCCTTGCTCATCACCTTCACCACCTGATCGCGGTCCATCAAGCCAGCTTTGAGCGCAGCTTCTATGAGCAGTTCCGGCTTTGCGTCCGGCTCCGCAGGGAGACAGGCGAGCTCAACAGCCAGGGCGGCAGGGCTTGCGTTCGCCAGGTCGGCGAGGTTCAGGGCCGGGTCGCGATAGCCCATGGATAGCAGGTAGTTCGCCAGATCGGTGGAGCGGCGGTTCTGGGAGCCTTTCGGCCTCCCCCTCGCCCGCTTGGCGGCATCCATGATTGACGCGACGTGTTTCACGGGACCGCCGAATAGGCAGTGCTCGCCGTCAGGATCCGCGAGCAAGAGAGATTGCTGCTCGGGTTCTTCGCGCTCGCCCGCGAGGGACTGGGCGAGGCCAGCCATGACAGTTTCCGTCATCGCCGCCATCGATCCGACTTTCGCCGCGCGCTCCGGCGAAATTTCCGGCGGCGTGTGTGCCACTTGAAGCCCCTGATTTTGCTCGGTTTCGTCGCTCACCAGCTATTTCCCTATTTGTTTATTCCGGTTACCGGCTGCGGCTTTCGCCAACCGGCGGCAACCGTTTTTCCAACCGCATTTATGCAAGAAAATCAGGAACATATACCTACCGGTTACCCGGTTACCATCAAATCACCATCTACGCGTATGCACGCGCGCGCGTAAAAGGGTGCAATATATGGGTAACTCGCCAACCGACATTACAAGCCTCTGATTTTGTTGATTTTTCGCGGTTACCGGACCGCCAACCGAATGGTAACCGCTGGTAACCACCCGCACCCGGCAGGGCAGACAAGCCCCGCAACGTTCACGCTATGACGCATTCGCCCGTGTTAAGTGCCAGCGCCGGGATTTTCCCGGGCATATCGTGGTGAGCGGCCACAAGGCCGGAGCAAAGCGGAGGCATAGGCCGTGAACTGGCGCAATGGCAGGCGCTGGTGCCGTCCGCGCCTCACTTGTTCCAAGCTATCGTAGTGATTGGCCACGGCGTTTCTTCTCTCGTGTCGCCTTTCTCCAATCGCCGTTCAGTGCGGCGGCGCGGACACCGCTTTTGAAGTCACGGGGCGGGGGAAAGAGAGTTAAATGCGAGGGGCGAAGGGCGAGGGAAAATGACGTATTTAGAACAGGGTGTGGGTGGCTATTTCGTAGCTGCGATCTCAAGACATTTGTCCCAATACCGCTCGCTCATCTGTACAGCCAGGCGCGCGGTGTCAGCGTAGCCGAGATTGGGCATGGGCGGTTTGTGAGGGAAAGGCTTGGGTGTCCATCCAACCCACTGCCATTTGCCTTTTATGGGGCCATGGAATTCCTTGCGGACGCGGCCCAGCGGCTGACTGCCGTCGTATCCCATCCAATCGTAATCGGTCGCGGGATCACCCTTGTCAATCTGGGTGCGGGTCCATGTGTATTTGTGCTGGTAGGGCGCGGGCATAGCGGCAATATAAACGCAGACGATCTGTGATTCGAGGGGGAGAGATGCTGCAGGGCTGGTTCGATAATTTTCGAGATCTCGCCGATCTAAAAGCGCAGATAGAGATGGCACAATGGGCTTTTTGGATGGTCGTTTTGACCGTCATTTCCTGCGCCGTCGCCGCAGGCGGATTAGTCGCTCTGTGGATTTCTCTTCGCCAGACACGAACGGCCATTCGCGATAACCAGATATCGGAAGCTGATGCCAGAAGTCTGGGACAGGCAAATTCGCGAGCGTACTTACACGTAGACCATCTTGAGTTTTCGGCCGATGGAAACGCGGCGATTGTCACAGTGAAGAACACAGGATCCACGCCGGCAACTTTGTTGATGGCTGGATGTGAAGCTAAAGCCGTCGTACCCGGCGGAGTGAGGGCAGCTTCAACGTTGTCAGATTACAACTACAAAATTTGGCCTTCCCTGCCAGCTGGCGAGAGCAGAAAATTCCGCGTTGATTTCACAAGAGGCTCTGAATTTGTCCAGCAGAACAAGCAAGCAGTGACCGCTTTCGGCGGCTTAGGCCAATTTGATACCAGCAGAAAAGAACTAACACTTGTGGTCGGCCGCATTGTTTGGAGTGATGTTTTTGGTTTCTTTCTTGAAAGTGGTTTCGTTTTTTACACGGAAGATGTCGTTCGCGAAAAGGTAAGAGTGCCTAACGCGGTACTGCCGGCTTTTAGGATAATTGGAACCGAGATCAGTCATTGTACTGAACTAGGTGAACTGTAAGAGCCGCCGCTACTATCGCGCTGCATGCGGCTCTCTGCCAACTCTTCTTTCCGCCGCAACTCGGCCACTGGGCTGGGCATTGCTGCATCGAGGCGGGCAACAGGCCGATCGTAAGCCCATTCGCGCAACACAGCACGGCCGCCCTCATTCAACCGGCCGTCACACACCCAAAGCTACCATCCCTATGGGAGGCGTGATACAGCTGGCAATAGCGGATGTCGGCATTAGGGCAACGCTTCGTTACTCAGTCACCTCCATACGTTCATCATATCCAGCCAGATCCACGAGCGTCACCGTCTTCGCCAGGCGGTTGATCTTTACCGTCCGATCGGCCTTGGAAAGCCCACGCGGCACGATCGTTTCCGGAGCCTGCTTTAGCGCCAGCGTCCAGCCGCCGTGATTGAATTCACTATCTGCAAACACGCGGTTGAGGTTGTCGTCATTGTGCGGGATCGCGAGCGCATATCCCCTGCATGGCTTGCCTCTTTCTCGCAGTCCGAGACCGATCAGCGCCAGACGGGCGCGGGCATCCTCGATGAGCATATCCGAGCGCTGGTCATTTTCCAGCGCCTCGATGATACCGCCGACGGTCTGCCGCTCGCCGGCCTTGTAGGCGTCCACCTTTGCGCCCATGATCTTTTCAACCACTTCCTGCCATTTAGGCACCTGGTCTGCCCTGTCGGCGGACGTGGCCACCTCGAGCGTGTCCAGGAGCATATCCATATCGAGGCGGAGTTTATCTGCAGTAGGATCTGCGTGCATGCCGGCATCGATCATACCGTGTTCACCGACCAGCAGCTCGGCACAGGCCAGAACGGTGCCATAGGTGTCGATCGCGCGCGGATCGAGGGAAAGATGCGGATCAGAGAGGATCGCTCGCCACTTTGGCAGGATGTGCAAACGGAAGTCGTGGTAACCGTCCATAATCTGCCGGAGGATCATCCGGCCATATTCTTCCTTGATCAGCGGTTGCCTTGCATTCGCATCCTTGTCCAGCGCATTGAGGTTGAGAATGATCATTCGGGTACGGTCCTGCACGCCAAGGTGGGGATGCAGGATGGCCGAGAAAACGAAGCTCGAGCGCAGTTCAAATTCGGTACCGTCGCCGTTCGCACCGCCGCGATAGCCCTTGGCACCGGAATAGGACTGACGGGCAAGCTCGATGATAGCCTGTTCTTTCTGTCCCTGGGCTTTGCGCTCGAACTCGTCGACCGCAACCGGCCGACTGTCCTGCCGGATGTTCTGATAGATGCCGGCGGCCGTCGTGTTGGCGGTAGAATAAAGCGCGGATCCGAAAAGCGCTCGCAGGATCCCGTGCAGGGTCGATTTACCCGTGCCGGCGCCGCCCATCGTAAACAGGATCGGGCGCACATCGAGCGCACCGGAGAGGAAGGCCGAACCAAGCCAGCCGAGAAAGAAGATCGGATCGATATACGGCCGTTCCCATTTCCAGCTCTGGAGATCCTGCAGGATGATATGGGCCGGGCTGTCGTTGACGCCGATCGGCGTCTTCCACGGGTGCAGGGTGTCGTTGTCCTGGGCGTAAAAGAAGCCGTCATAGTCGCCCGGCTTCGCCGCCTGCAGCTGCCAGTCAGTGGCGCGGTTATCCTTGTCGGTCTTTACATCGACGGAGAATAGGTGCTTGCCGCTATGCCAGATGAATTTGTCCTGTACCTTCCAGCCGCCACGGCCGCGCACATTGTTCTGCGGATCGAACAGGCCCTTGCGGCCGGCCTCGCCGATGATTGCCGTCCAGGCCTGGTCACGCTGCACGCGCTCGACCTTCGGCGGCACATAATTTTCCGTGTCTGGCTCGCCCTTGGCCTTCGACCAGGCGGGCCATGCCCAGAACACAAAATTCACGAAGGGAGCAAAGATCCGCAGCAATGTAGGCAGATCATGGCGGGTAATCTCCTCGAGCTCGCCGATCGCGTTGATCACATAGATCGTCTCGCCCTTTTTGCCCAGAACGGTAATCGGGCAATCGGGCGGCATGTTGTGGTGCGGCGCGCCCTCCCACTGGCCGGCCTTGATGCCATTGCGCAGCTGGTTGGCGTCCGGATCGACTAACTCTTTCTTTTCGTCCAGCACCTGCTGCGCGTCCAGGAACTGCGCGCGAGTGCCTTGGATGCCACCCTGAATTTTTGGTTTTTTTGCCATAACTGCCCGCATGTATGAGAGGAAACCGTCGCGCCTGATCGTGGGCGCGGCGGGTATTGATTATTTCTGGTGTGTGCCTTCAACGCCCCGACGCATGCGGGCAAGTGTGCGGGAATGCAGCCAGTGCTGCGCCTCCTCGATCTTCGTCAGCGCCAATGCACTCTCCCTGCAGGCGAATGGGCCAGCCTGGAACGAACGCAGACGATCGGCGACGATCGCGAGCAGGACTTCCTGCGTCAGACCATTGACACCAACCTCATTGATCGGGCCGTTCTGGAAATAAATCATCGTGGACGTCCCGGCGTCGTGCGTCTGCCCATCGCCAGCGCTCGGGTTCTTTTCCAACTCAAAACCGCCGACGCGATATGCATGGTTTGCCCCACCCGCTCCGGCCTGGTCGAGAACCTCGATCGTCAACTTGTCATTCGCCGGATTAACTTTGTGATCATCAATCGTACGCATTGAATTTCTCCTCGTGGTTTGGCCCGACACCATTGCCGGGCCCGGCAATGGGCTGCTCAGTGCGTAGCCATCGGCCCGTCAACGAGCTCCATGTTGGTTTCGTCGATCGGCACGGGTTTGGGCTTGGGTTTCTCCGCTGACAGATCCTCGAGGCGCTTCTTTTCAGCCGCGGCGAAGTCGTCGAGGTCGATCAAGATCGACGCGAAGGCTTTCAGGCCGATTTCTTCCGCCTTGGTGAGTTCTGCAGACTGACGATGCTTTCTGATGACCATGTGCTGCGCCATCACCTCGGGCGTGGCGCGCGGCCCGATCTGGCGCACGAGATCGACGAGCTCGCTTACCGCCTCGCGCGATATCGCCGGGGCTTGCAGAGGTTCACCGCCGTGAATGGTGACACCAAACACGTCGATTGATCCGTGAACGCCACAGAAAACGTCCGTGGCAATGAAGTGCGCGATATCGAGCGGGTCAGAATGCGCACTGCAGAAATTTGGCACTTCCAGCCACCACGGCTTGGTTTGTGCAGCCGCCTTTTCCCAGGCATGCTCGAGCGCAGCATAAAGATCGTGAACGATCTCAACCGGATCATCTGCAGGTGCCCATTCCTTGAAAGGACCGTCGCAACGCCTGATGTCGTCGATCGCGCCCATGAGGTTTGAGCCGACGCGCGCCATATCGATCAGATCTTCGACCGTCTCACAGCCGGCGAGCTCGAGCGCGGCTTTCAGATCTGGCGAAATTTCAGATCCATTTGGGCTTGTTTGACCTTGGCTTCCGTCGCGGTCATCGCCGGCGCCGGCACCAGGAGGCACGATGCCATGCCCGTTATCATGGCTTCCACCATCAGACTGTGCACCGTGTCCGGTGTGAACGGTTGTGGCTGAGCCATCAGCCCTTCCGTCCGCATCGTCGGCAAATCCTCCGTCGCCATTGTTCGCGGATCCACCGGAATGATCATCACTTGGTCCGGCGCCGCCCGCATCGCTTCCGCCTGCAGCTTCAACGCCGCCCGAGCTCGCGGATCCTTCGCCGCCTCCGGAGAGAGCTTCAGCGTCGCCCAGCCCGCCACTTTCCGGCTGCTGAACGGTCTCGGTTGCTGTGGTGCCCGCTGTTTGTGCATCGCTCAGCCCCTCGCCGTCTGCAGCGCCGTCGACGCCATCAGATCCAGCCACGAATGACGCGGTGTCCACGGCCGGGCCGTCAGCTGATTGAGTTGTGCCTGCAACATCGATCTCAGGCGCATTTCCGCTTGCTGCCGGCGATACTTGATCTTGTGTGGTGCTTCCATTGGTCTGCCCTTTACGTTTCGACATGCTCTTTCTCCTTGTGGTTACTCCATGCCCAGCGCGGCCATGTAGGTTTGCAAAATGGTTTCTTCCTCGATCCGCTGGTTCACGTCCTTGGCTCGAAGCTTGATGATGGTTTTGATGGCTTTCACGTCGTAGCCGCGCCCGCGCGCCTCGCCGTAAATCTCGGCCTTATCGTCTTTGATGGCCTTTTCTTCCTCATTCAGGCGCTCGACACGCTCAATGAATTGCCGCAGCTCGGCGGCTGCGACGGTCTCGGAAGTTTCGACGTTGTGTCCGATCTCGCTCATGCTGCAGCCCTTTCGGAGCTCGCAGCGCGCACAATCCACTCCATCCACCACCAGCCCTCTTTCGTCGGGCCAACGATGCCGGATTGGTCGATTGAAGTGTCATGAGTGATGGCAGCGCCCTGGCAGATCACGACGTGGTTGACGCCGTTCCTGCTCTGGCCGGTCAACATCCAAGGCAGACCGCCGGAAGACTGCTCGCCGATTTCAAGGATCCGCTCGAGCTCGACGGATCCGTCGAACGCAACGCCAATCATGAAGATGCCGTTCGCGGTCAGGAATGCCCGCATGCGATCGTTCGCCAGCCCATCGTCCGGACCGTTGCAAACGTGCGGAACCTCGGCTGGATCAACACAAAGCAGGCAGGCAACGACGGTGCGAAAGCAATCGCCATAGACGCCGTTTTCCGGATCGTGCCGGAACAGTTGCTGGTGACGCTGAAAAAGCATCATTCCTCTCCTTTCATCAGGTCGTTGAAATCTTTGCCCAGGTGGCTCGTCATTTCGGTGAGCGGCTTGTGGGCCTGCGAAAGCTCCTCCATCACGCGCTCGAATTGCTTGACGGCGGTTTTCTTTTCCCAGTCGTTGTCACGGGCAACGATGATGGAGCTGACGCACGGCAACCACACCGGCGCCGACGCCATGGCGCCGAGCGAGCCGGCCGCCCACACGCGGGCTTCGGGAATGGCAAGCGCCAGCGAAAGGCCGTCTTCAACGCCTTCGCAGAGGATGAGCGGATATGGCAGCGTTGCCGTTTCCGGCGGCTCGCCTTCGGGGCCATGGCTGATGCGGATCATCGCGCCACGCGCCTCGCCAAACATGATTTTGGCTGTTTCATCGCCGGTCACCGGCAGCTTTTGCGGCCCGAGCGGCGAAAGGAATGTCATGTGCACGGCCGAGATCTGGCCGGTTGGCATCCGCATGGCCGAGAGCACGGCAGGAAACTTCGGGCCGTCCTGCACCTTGATGCGCCGGCCGTCTTCATGGCGAAACTGCGCCCGCTTCCAGTATTCCTGGGCGGCCGAGAAACGGAATGTCTGCATGTCGCGGTTGGGGATGTCGTCGATCGGGCAACCACGCGCCGCAAAATAGCCCCGCGCATGGGTTTCGGCCGTCGATCGCGCGCCGTCCTGGTAACCGCTGTTCCAGACTTGCTCAGCCCTGCCCATGCGTTTCAGCCGATCGGCTTCCGCCCGGGCTTCCGCCTTGCGGCGCTCGTCATCGGCCCGGCGCTTCATGTCCTGGCGTTGCTCGGCCGTCATCGAGCGCAGGCCGAGAAAATCGCGCGACCAGTCCATGGCCGCGCGGAAATCGCCGCCGGTCAGATATTGCACCAGGCCGAGCACGTCGCCCTTTTCGCCGGTGCGGTAATCCTTCCATGCGCCCGGATCTCGATCGAGCGCAACCTTGAGCTCCGGCGTCTGGTGAAAATCATTCTCGATCGGATTATGAGAAACCCACAGCCGCCCGATCCTCTTGCCGGTCGGCAGCAGGCGCTGGCAAAGACTTTCGATGCGGTCTTTCAGCGCCTGTTTGATTTCGGAGGTATCGGAGCGGATCATACACGCCCCCATTGCAAATGGGCGCTCGACTCGCCTACTGTCGGTCCGCTTCTAAGAAGGTTATGGAAATGCGAGAACACTGGGACAGATGGTTTTGGGCCATTGCCACCTTTATCATTGCGATCATTGCACTCCGGTTGATTTTGGGAAGATCTGCTTTTTGTGGCCCCGAAACAGAGCAATGCTCTAGGGAATGGATCGCCGCGGTTGGTGGGTGGGTTGCCCTCGGAGCTGCGGTTCCGACCGTGCTTTTTGTCGCGAGACAGGTTTCTGACGCAAACCGCCATCAGCGGGAAAATATGCAAATCCAACTGCGAAGAACCCGTATGATGGCGTTCCGTGCTCGACAATCCGCTCAAAATCTTCGCGAAACTGCAGAAAACATTCACCGGATCTGGAAGGATCCGAAACTTGAGGATTTCCCCGCATGGCCTGGCGAGTTTTACAAAAAGCACTTCGAGGTTCTTGAGAACCTGATTTCTGATGAAATATTCACATCCTTTGAGGACGAGATCGCTGTTCTCACTCCAGACACCATACGAACTCTGCGTCGGGCAATAGGGGCTAGGAAGCCTGACGAAAACTTCGAAACAGAAAGCACCTTTAATTTTGCATTGATGGGCATTCAAATGAGGTGGATATGCACGCACATTGATGGGTGGATGTTTAAGTGTATCAACGAGTGCGACAGCTACCTCACTGAAACGAAGAAGTTGATCGATCTCGACGTTTGAACTCGTCATGACTGAAACGCCTCCTCGACATAGGCCAGCGCCGCCTCGATCTCCGGCCGCTCGCGTTCGTCGCCGAGCTCTTTCAGCAAAAGCGAAACGGTGGCCTTGCTCACGCCAAGGGCGCGGGCCATGTCCGCTTGCGGAATATCGAGGTAGGTTACGGTGATGTAGATGGCGAGCCGGCGCAGCCTGGTTGCCCGCATCCATTGTTCGTCGGCCGTCGCCCGCCTGGACGGATCGGCCGCAAGAATAAAACCCGGCTGCAGATTGGCGCGGTGCGCCACCAGCGCTACGGCCAGCCGGTATGAGCGGATTGCGGCGGAGCGATCGGGAAACCTCAGTTCCAGATCCCTGCCCTTCGCTTCAAGATCCCGCTGACGTTTCAGCTGGGAGATAGCCAGGCGCACGCGAACCACCGTCCGCTGTGTCAGAGGACGCAGGCCGCTGCGGATGTTGTAGAGATATCGGGGAGCGACGCCGGCGGCGCGCAGCACCTCGCCTTCGACGAGCCCCGCAGATTTGATCGCCAGATCTATTTCGGCGACAGAATTCATTATCAGCCCCTGCAAGCAAAGGCCGGACGCAATACAAACCGGCATATTCAGATAAGCACCAGCTCGCGTGGCTTGCTGGTCGCGGTTTTCTGGGCCTCGCGGTGATCCGCGAGACCGGACAAGGTCAATTCGCCGCCCTTGGACGGCGCGATGTAGATGGAAACGAAGCCCTCGCGGCGCATGTAGAAGCAGAATTCCGCTCCCGGCCACGCGCGCAGCTTTGCCTCTGCAGCCAGATCGTCGATTAGCCGCAGGTGAAAGGCACGGTTTTCGGAAAGATCCTCCGGAGGCTTGCCGCCCAGACACACCATGGTGTCGGTCAGGCCCAGCTCATCCGCGTTTTCATCCAGCTGCTGGATCCAGTCTTCGCCAAGGATCACGACGCCTCGCTTTCCCGGACACCGCGAAGGTCGACGAGTTTTCCAGCATGAGTGATACGCAACCGACGATTGTTCAGATAGCGCTCGACCAGACCGGCGGCCTCGAGCTTTGACCAGGTGCTGCGCATTATCGGCGCTCTTTCGCCTGCAGCGGTGAGCACTTGGTTGCGATCGAAAACGCCGTCGCCGTTCCGGTTCTTCAACCACAGCAGCGCGGAGAGCATAGATGGAGTGGCGCCGCTCATTGCCTCGCCTCCGGATCTTGGATCTCATCGAGAACGGCCCGCTTCTCCGAAATCAGTTCAGCGAGGGCATCGTCGAGCTTCTTGATTGTCCGCTCGGAAAGCGTCCGGCGCCCGCTTTTACGGGCGGTGTAAGTCGTCTCGTGGACGCCAGCGCGCTCGCAAAGCGTCTTCTGATCTATCCCGGCGGCCGCCCGCTTTTCTTCAATGTCGGAAAACATGCAAATCACCTTGTCAACTGATTTGCTTAATGTGATAAGCGAAATTGCTTATTCCGCAAGGTGTTTTTTAGTGACTGCGTTAGCACCACACAGGATTAGTTTTGCGCGTATGGCACTTGATCAGCGCGAAACAAAAGAATGGCTTAAAGCGATTGCACGACACTTGAACCTGTCGCCGTCGCAGCTCGCCCTAAATTCAGGGATGGCCGCATCAACGATTACGCGCTTTATCAACGACAACAGCAACTCGGTCGGCATAACGCAGACCTCGCTGGAGAAGGTGGCCAGTTACTCTGGCTTCCGCCCGCACCAGATGCCTGGTCGTGCGAGATCCGGAACAGCGGAACCTGACACAATCCCTCTCAAGCAAGATAATACCGAATGCCCGAAGTGGGTCAGTGCGGCCGTTGACGCAGCCAAGGCTGGAAAGAACGGCATCGAAGCATGGGTTATGAAGGGCGCCGCCCTCGATGGTTTAGGCGTAATGCCGGGCGATATCGCGATAATCGACCAAAACGCGCGAGCAAGCAGCGGAGACGTGGTGCTGGCACAGATATTGGATCTGGCGAGCGGCAGCGCTGAAATGGTGATGCGGCTTTATCAAGCCCCGTTCATCACGACGCATAGCATGCGCCTCGGCCCCGGACGTCCGGAGCACGTCGACGAAGACCGTGTATCAATTCTCGGGGTCCGCATCGGCCTGATCCGGTGGGAACACTGATTGTCGCAATTTCGATAGCAGGTCTTAAACTTAGGAGCGCTCCAAGTTATTAAACTTAGGAGCGCTCCTTTTTGCGCTTATAATTTCTCACTCATTAAATTTAGGAGCGCTCCAGTTCGCTAAACTTTGGAGCGCTCCTGAAAACACGCCTACGTCAAAACCGCTTAAGCAGATTTGCAATATGCGCTTGCTCAAATAAGCATTTTCGCTTATTGATTTGCAGCATTGCAATTCAGCAATGCGGGAGACGCGAAACATGCTCCAGAATTCAAACGACCGCTTCATGCAGGCGGAAGAAGTGGCCGAAGCGCTCGGCCTGGAAAGGGCAACCTTCCTGCGCAAGCGCACCGGCCTGATCATCAATGACGGCATGCCGGCACCTTTGCCCGGGCAGAAGAAACTGCGCTGGTATCGTGAAGGCATGGAAAAATGGCTGCGCCAGTATGGCGAGCTCAAGGCCCACGCAATGCGCACCACAGGATCCCTCGTCCGGATCCACGTCGACCGCGCCTACCTGACAGCCGCCTATGCGGCGGGAGCGGCCGCATGAACAGAAACTCTCATGTTCTAGCTGGAAGCATGTCACACGAAGCAGCGCTATTGTCAGGCGATCCGTTCAAGGAGTGCCTCGCCCGCTTTGCAGTCAGCGATTTTGCCGAACGCATGACCGATTTCATCAATGCCGAGCTCGAGCGCGGAACCGATCTCGCCACTTTGATGGTCGCAATGGCGCGTTTTCATATTTCCGTTCATGCGTCCGTCGCTGCCCAGACTATGGCTCTGCCGGCGATCGAGACAACCGCGCGCATGTATCAGGAAATGGTGGGCGAAAGCTACCTGGTGCACGTCAACCGGATCCATCAGCAAATAAACGAGGGGGAACTGGCATGACCATGACGCCCCTCGCCGAAAACCCGGCCGTGCTCGATCCGCGCAAGAACCTCGAGCGCGCAGAAAAAGACGCCCTCGCCTCGATCGACTTTTTCCGCCAACAGCGCATCGTCGATGGCCGCCTGCAGGTCGGCAACAAGCGGTTCGCTTGGGCAACCATCAAGCGCCTCGAGGAAAAGCAACTCGTGCGCGGACGCGTGCCAAACATATCCCTCACCACTGGCGGCGGCCTTGCCCTGCAGAAGCTCAGAGGTGATGCATGAACAAGCCGTTTGCACATGACACGCAGCAGAATGTCACCGCATCGAGACTTTCCATGAGTGCGCTCGAACTGCATTTGAAAAACCTCATGAGCGAGCACCCGGAAAAAGCGCAGCTGGCAGCGATCGACGACCACACCCGCATGTGGTTTGTCGCCGAGCTCATCAGTCAGGCCCACGGACGCATTCCACTCCTCGAGATCGAGGGGCTGGTTTCGCGACACCTGGCGACCATGGAAGGCGGTGAAGCATGAACAATCTGAAACGTCTCTGCAACTTCATCGCCGAACGGAAGAAGGCCTTGCCGTCCTACAGCTACGAACAGCGGGCCGCATACGATCGCGCCGTTATCGCTATCGCCGATGAGTTGCAGGCAAACGAAGGCGCAGTGTGGAAATCCGACTGGCGCGGCGCATCCATCAAGCTCGCCGGCATCCGGTCAACGTCCACCAGCAGCATGCTGTCCGCCCTTTCCAACTGGCAGGCGGCGGCAGAGAAGCGGATCGCGCGAGGTGAAGCATGAGTGACATGCACACGTTCGCCAGCAAGATCGCTACCGCAGCAAAGAGGGCCGATACCCTGCGTTCCGCCATCGCGTGGATGGAAAGCAACGATCGGACGGAAATTCTTCGTGAGCCGACCATTACCGTTCATCAGCACTGGGGCTCCGGGGTAGAGGGCTACGGACCAGCGATGCATCTAGTATCCGCGCTGATCATAAGCACCATCGAGGGAACCGCGAAGACAGCTCTTGCGGACGCTCGGAAAGAACTCGCTGAAATCGAAGACATGTTCTCGCGCTTCACCGAGAAGGAGAACGCACCATGAGCGCCAGCAACACCATCAACGAACTCGAGCGCCTTGGCACCGTGCAGGATGCGCTGATGAAGCGCCTCGAGGACGAGCTGCGCGAGATGCGTGCGGCCAATGCCGAGATCGAGGCCTACCTGCACGGCGCGATCGCCGCCCGCGCTGCACGCACCATCATGCTGGTGGAAGCGCGACGCGCGGTGGAGGCAGCTGATAGCGGTTGCCCCGTGTTCAACCTCTCGCGGATCCGCCGCCCGGTTTTGAGGACCGTGCAATGACGGCCGCGCAACTGACGCTGGCGATCGCGCCGCTGCTCACCGCCCAGGCGCTTACCTTTCTCGCATTCTGGCGCGCCACGCGCCGGAAGCAATCGCCGCCCGCTTCCCCCGCAGCGGGCGGCGATGCGGGGCCGGTACCAATGGCGGACCACCGGCCCCGCTAACCTGTCCACTGGCTCCAGTCTCCCGGAGCCTGCCTTGCCCGGCGGTCTTTGTTTCGCGTGACCGCCGGGCATTTTTGTATCAAGGAGTAAAAACGAATGGCCAAAGACGATTTCAAAATCCCGCACGTGTCGTGGCGCGACGGCCGCCCCCGCTTCAACCCATCAAAGACGCTTCGGGAACTGGGTTATGCCGGCGAAGATCTCCGGCACAAGGACGGCCGCTGGATGACCGCTGGCGAGGCTCTGGACTGGTCCCGCAAGCTCTCCGGCAAGCTCGAGCTCGACAAGCGCAAACAGCGCCTGCGCGCCGGGGAACCGCGCGAGAAGGTCATTCCGCCGATGCCCGTCGCAGCCATTCGGCCGGCGTTTCCTATCAGCCTTCTTTTCGATGAGTATTTGAGCGAGACCAAAAATCCTCGCTTCGGGGATCTCTCCAAGAAAACCCGTGACGACTACCGCCAGAAAAGCCGGGTGATCAAGAAGCACGAACCGGACGTCTGGAACTCGGAAGCCGAAGCCCTGACGAAGCCAATCTGCATCGGGATCTACGAGAGCCTGCGCGTCAAGGTCGGCAACACATCGGCCGTGGGCGCCATGCGCATTCTAGGCGTCGCATTGCAGTGGGCGATGGATCGAGGCCGCCTGCCCTCCATGCTCATCAACCCGGCTCACAAGCTCAAGATGAAGACGCCGGATGCACGCCTGCGCATAGCCACGAAACAGGAACTCAAAGTCCTGATCGATACGGCTGACATGCTCAATCAACCGGAAATGGGCGATATGTTCACGCTGGCGGTATGGTCCGGCCAGCGCCAGGCCGACCGGCTGCAGTACACCCGCAGGGGCCACAAGCGCGGCCGCATCATCTTGCAGCAATCGAAGACCGGCGCGATCGTCTCGATCATCGAGGCGCCGGAGCTCAAGAAGCGCATGGACGCCGCACAGAAGCGCCGCAACGAGGCGGGCGTAATATCCCCTTGGGTGGTACTGAACGAACGGGACTGGAAGCCATTCAGCGGCGACCACTACCGTCGCAGGTTCGAGGAGGTTCGCCGGCACGCAAAGAAGAAGCTGCCGACGCTCAAGGATCTCACAGACCAGGACTTCCGCGACACAGCCGTGACATGGTTGGCAATGGCCGGGTGCACCATTCCGGAGATCTGCGCCATCACCGGCCACAGCCTCAAAACGGCCCACGAGATCCTGAGACATTATCTCGCCCTCAATGCCGAAATGGCAGATGCCGCGATCGGCAAACTGGTGACATGGTTCGAGGGGCCAGAGAGCGACGACGACGGCCGACCGGCCAGCATCAAATAAAAGAGGCGGGCTTCGACCCGCCTTTTATTTTGTCAAGCTATTTTTCGGCATCAGACAAGTATCGGATTGACCGAAAAACCAGATTATGCGATCAACGCCAAGATTAGGAAATGTCGCACAACGTATCTTTGCTAAAGCATTAAAAAGATTAAACTTCGATATTACTTTTAATCAGTAGGTCCAGGGTTCGAATCCCTGCGCTCTCACCATAAAAATCAATCACTTAATATCGAAACCGGCCTAAATTCAGCTAGCATCATCCTGACACATGTCTCGCGCAGTATGAGATGGTGAAATGGACTCGCGTTCTGTTCGCGGTGATAAGGTCCGCGTCTACCGCCGTGCGAACAGCTCCCTATGGTGATGCTCCACCTACCTCGAAGGGGAGCGGCGCGTCAGCACAAAACCGACAGTCTGTCTCTGGCCAAAGAGTTTGCCGAGGACTCGTATCTTGAGCTTCGCGGCAAAAACTGTATCAGCGAGTTGAAGACCGATCAGACTTGTACCCAACGCGACTAAAACAGTTTCTACTGGAGTAGGTAGCTCACCAACGGCCAGTGCAAACCGCGCTATGTGAAGGATCAC